TATAATTAAATGCAAAAGTAAAGTATTATTTTTCTTTTTCGTGTTTTACTTCTTGACATTCTTTAAATCTACGCATTGATGTTCTGACGCCATAATCGTCATCGGTATTGTCAATCAATGCAGCAAGATAAGATAACATTATGATTCTAAGATATTTGATTAGTTCCGCCTCATTGTAGAGTAGTGTTTAGGATCGTCACCCTTACCAACAGGAACAAGATTAGACTTATGCATAGTAGCAATACCAACAAGGTAATCACCAGAGTATTCATTACGTTCTGGTCTATTGGTAACATCAGAAGACGCAGGAGAATCTCCGCTAGGATAGTCTACAGTATCACGTACATAATTATTATCTGGCACATATGCCTCGAATTTTTTACGTTTAGTTACTGTACCAAGAGAAAACTTTTTTTCATAATCACGCATTAATTTTTCTTTGCGTAACTCCTCTTGTCTTGCACGTTTTTTCCAAGCAGGTGTACTCATATTAACTCCAGTCGATACTAATACGAGTTGTACCAGTATGATCCCAATTGTACTTACAACCCATCTCTTCAATGATAGGGAGAATCTCTTTAAGGTTCTTAACACCTTTAGCATCACCAGCAAAGTTAAAGCAAGAGTCAGAGATCTCGTCAGAGGAAAATATAGGCATAGTACCATCACCATCCCAGTTCTCTAGCATGTCGTAGTATGCTTCCTCACCCTCTTCCCAATCATCAATGTCAACAGCGCAATCCTGCTCATGATTAAAAAGAACCTTGCGTAGGTCTACATCCTTATACTCTATCTCGTTACCATCCTTGTCTTCACGGATGAGATAACCATCCTTATCATACTGAGCATCAAAGTAGTCGGGCACATCATCCCACGCACAGGTAGAACAACAGTAATGTGCCCAGCCACAATACCAACCCTCTTCACGGAGTCGGTCAAACAAAAGTTCTAGCTTATTCTTCGCCACGTGATATTCTTCCTTCGATAATTTTAAGATCACGTTTTAATCTTTCTTGCTTCTTTTTAGCAACACGCTCTTTCCATTCTTCTTGCATCACCTGCAGGTCTTTCACCAGCTCAACAAGAACCCATCCAACAAAGGCTAATACAGCAACAGCACCAATATCTTCCATTAGTTCCACTCCTTTTCTACACCATAGGTTTGCTCATACGTCTCGCCATAAAACTTCTCAGCATAGGCAGAACTATCAGTATAAGCATTAACGTTAGAAGTATCATCAATCTTTGAATACTTCCTTTCTAAAGCAGCAGTATCATGCTCAGGTTTTTTTCTAGCAGCAGTTACTGCCTTACGAGACTTCGCCTGTAATTTACTTTTACGCTGTACTTTTTTAACAGCTTTTGCGATTAACTTCAGACGTGCGTCTTTTTCTTTCTTGGTCATATATTTATTCCTCATTCGAATTTGGAAATAAGTGAGTGCTGAAATCTTTAAGTTTATGATACTTAGCATCAGCAGCATCAAAAATGTTATTGAAGGATACCATATCCCTGTGGTGCATCATGTCAATAATACATTGAAGATCACCAAGTTCTTTCTCGAGTTTATCATGATCATTACCGAAACGAAGAATCTTAGAGCATTCTTGAGCAACCTCAGCACACTCCTCCATTAGGATAATTAGCAGTTCTTCTTGGGCATTATTCATGACGGCATAGTCCAATCAACAGATTCAGTCAACTCATTCAATATAGAGTTAGAGGCAATCATTTCTTCTTTCGTAGCAAGAGTAGCAATCATAGACTCAAGATAACCAATATAATAATTAGAATCATCATGTTTGGCTCTACAGTTACTTCGAAGTTGGGTCAAAAGATCCAACGCTTGTTCACGTACATTACTCATTAAGATACCCTCGCTTCAGCAATATTTTCAGGATGCTCAACCAAATTTTTCCAATTCTCAAAGAAACTTAGACGAGCCTTTCTCTTAAGATCCCAGTCCTCAAACGACTCAGTCTCAATTCCGTTCGCTCTACGCTCCCACATCTGTTCAGCGTACTGTTCTTTCAAAAGTTCTAATTCATTCATAGTCATCTCTCTCATCTCAATTTATACACGTATTATAACAATTATTGGAGCAAAAGTAAAGGGATTTCTTATACCGTTTTGGAATAAGCATATAAGGTTTTATTATATCGCACCAGCTTGAATAGCAGATCTTGCAGCCCAAGTTAGGTTGATAACGTCTAGCTTCTCCATCATGTTACTATTAAGATAAGCACTCTCGCCTTCATATCGAGCAATACTAGGACTTAATTCCACGAGGTAGTAGTCAGCGTTCTTAGAGGGGTCGGCAGTAGGTTTATCGGGGTCGATTCTTTGTACAGTACCGAAAAGGGTTCCAGCAGCAGATTTCCACTGGATCATATTAGTTTCGTCAGCGAACTTAACTTTCATAAAATAGTCTCTCAATCAATTTATACACGTATTATACTACATTCAAACAGTAAAGTAAAGCATTTTTTAAAAAAAAATAAGGGGGATTAACACCCCCCAATCACTATAGATTTTTAGACCAGCTTTTTAGTAGGGCATCAACATTAGTACCCCAAAAGGTTTCAAGGACTTCGCGATTAGCCTCAAGCCAAGCGATTTTATTTTCGACAGTTTCAATAGCTTTAAACTCATCAACTAATACTACATACTCAAGATTTTCAAGTTTAGACATAATAACTCTCTCCTTATTCAATACACGTATTATACTACATGTATCTACAAAAGTAAAGGTTTTTTTTGATTATTTTTAGAATATAAATAATATTGTCCAACGCCATAAAGTTAGCAATTACCGCATGACGTTGAACAACATAAATGCTAATATAATAAGGAGCTAAAAAATGAAGATGATCTATGCAATCTTCGCAGTAGTCCTATTAGCAGGATGCAACACAATCGACTCAACATACAACAGCGCACAGAACATCGTGCAAGGGGTTAAAGACGACGTTGTAGGCATTACTGTTGGTACTCTTGATAGCGTTAGTGGCGTTATCAGAGACACTGCCGAGAAGACAGACCCACCCAGTAAGAGTGAGTAGTATTATTTATACGAGAAACTAAGTATAAATACCTAGTTTACAATTAAGTAGCTACTTTGCCATGGACGGCATTTTATTATTTTTAGGATTAAAAACCTTATAAATAGATATTGTAATATATGAATACATTAATAAATAAACTGAAATATTTTGGGATAAAGAATTATGAAACTCGGAATGACTTTGATTGCTGGAATACTAGCGATGACTTCAACACTGGCGTTAGCGGAAACTACAGAGACACAGGAAACTACTGAGAACGTTCCTATTGTAGACCCTAATAAAATCGTTACCGATTCAACAACGACAAGCACAGTAACTACCCAAGCGGATGCGACAACAACAGTAAAGTCGCCACCCCCATCTGCTATTAGTCCGCAAATTAATACGTCTAACTCCGATCTATGTACGACTGGGGTTTCAGGAGCAATTCAAACCCAGATATTAGGTATATCTGCTGGTAGAACTGTTCGAGATATGAATTGCGAAAGGTTAAAACTTTCCAAGACATTATTTGATATGGGAATGAAAGTAGCAGCAGTATCTGCATTGTGTCAGGACAAAAGAGTCTTTGATGCTATGATGAACGCTGGTACACCTTGTCCATATGATGGCGTTATCGGTAAAGAAGCAAAAGATCTTTGGGAATTAAATGGCGGTCAGCCAGTAGAAGAAGAAGATAAGGGTATGAGTAATGAGAGCAAAACATTGCTTGGTGGGGCTGGCGTTGCTAGTCTCCTCATTTTATTGCTACTCTGATGTAGTCTCTGGGACAACCCAGAATGCTGCAGCCACCTCAATGAATTGGGTGATGCAGAATGTTTTACCACAACAGGCAGGGTTAACAGTAAATGCCCTGATATATCGTTACACGGTTGAGAAAGAGACCGAAGACGATATGGTAGTAGACATAAGAAACAAGAATGCAAAGGGAGACGAGTTTGGTTATATCTTCTCTCAGAGAGATGATTGGTCAGGAGTTCCTGGAAACAGCTTGACGCAAGTAGCACCTATAAACGATATTCCTATTGAGTATTGGGGTGATGGCGAAATAGCAGTAGAAGGGAAGGGTAAAGTTGTTGACCCATTTATTTCATATTCATATAAATATGATACATGCTATGATCCTATGAGTGATCCTAGCTGTCCTGGATATGATAATGCTATGAGTGATTTTCTCAAACAGTTACTGGAGGATGTTCAAAACGTAGACGGATACTACGACCCAACCACGGATGAGTGGGTACAGCTTCAAATGGAAAACGATTCTGAGGTCAATGAAGAGACTGAGGAAGAGAGGGAAGAAAGAGAGAAAATGGAAGAGGAAGGACAGGGAGTCGAAAAAGACGAGAGGCTAGTTGCGTTACAAGCAAATAACAATTTACTAGCCGAAGTCGCAAAAGTGTCGCAGGATTCATTATTAAATATTATTAATAGTGTTCCTAGCTTCAGCGTTTATTATCAAGCGCAAATGACTGGAGGTGCGTATTCAGATGTACAAGGTTATTCTTCTGAGCGTATTCCAGATAATAAAAAGGGGTTGAGAGTAGGACTGGCTCAACAATTGTTACACACTGAGATGGTCAATTCTCAATTCAATAAATAGGAGAACGCTAAATGTTCAAACAATCATTAACCGCTGCAGCAATTTTATTCGCAGCAAGTGCTCAAGCTGCAGATGTTCCGATTACTGGTAACGTTGCTTCTAAATGTACAATCTACACAGACACGCAAGGGGTTTATGGTAACCCATTGCCAAATACACTAAGTACTCTACCAGCAGATGGCGGTGTTAAGCCAGTTATCCGTTATGACGTAGTAAATGGTGGCATGTATAAAGCCGTTATTGCTACTCCAGATGAATTCACTGCTAGCCCAAATATCGATGATGTGCTAGACTGGGAAGGATCTATTGCTGTTGCTGAAGTATCAGATGCTCAAATGTCTGACTACGAAAACAACAAGGTATTGTATGATAACGTAACTGAGATCGAACTGACTGTTGCTGGTTCTACTTGGTTTGACGTTACTTCGTCTGTAGACTATGGCGTAGGTAAAGCACTTCCAGGTGGTACTTACCGTGCACTAGTTTCTGCTGAGTGTATTGCTCTGTAGTATGAAGCACTTTTTGTTATTTGTGTTTTGTGTGTTAGTGTCTGCTGGTGTTAAATCGCATCAGTGGACACCGACCTACCCTGACCTTGAGAGATCTCATATAAAAAACGTCAGGATGGTCAATATGGAACTTTGGAATAAGAGGGAAGAAGTCCAATTCTACGAACTTAAAGTGTTCGATTCAGAATGGAGACCAGTACCCTTTGCTACAACAGAACGTGTTGTAGAAGTACCATATCTAAAAAGAAAAAAGATTCAGATATACATTAGGGAAAGGGATGCTAGCAGAGTAACTTATATCTGCTCTAGATCTAAAATTGTTAAGGAAGACGTTGACGCAACTCCAATATCATCAAGGATTTGCTCTAAAATAAAAACTTAATTGGAATTATGAATGAAACGTTTTGCTATTGTTATTTTATTGTTTGCAGTCAATGCTAATTCTACTGAGAATATGTCGCTATCAATGCCGTCAGCTTCTCAGAACTTTCAGTCAGATAGAGTACGTGCTGATGGATTTGAGTGTCAAAACGCTATCGGCTCTGGCACAAATTTAGAATTTGGTGTTGTGGGTATTTTAGATAGAGGCGAAGACCCATATAATTTTTATGGCGACGATATCAATACTCAGATGGCTTCTGGTAATAGGATTATGGATGGTAAAGCAAAAGACGTAGGTGTCTATGCTCGAATAATCGTTCCTATCGGTGGACCCAAAGAAAGAGTTAATTGTAATACCCTATACCAATTAGAGTTGAGAAAAAGAAGGTTACAAGTACAAAAATTAGAACAAGAACTTAACCAATTACGAAATATGGAATTTGAAAATTAAAGGGTAATCACCATGATAGAATATTGTCATAAAATGGCTAAGTGTGCATCGTATGCATACTTCGATAAAAAAGAAGGCAAGAAGTTTTTTACATTGCTGGGCTATACCAAACATAAATTTATAGATGTTGATGGTGCTCAGTGCCATGTAGCTTGGAACGATGGAGAAATGGTACTTGCATTTCGTGGTACAGAACCTGATGAGTTTTCTGACATTAAAGCAGATCTAAATGCTTTCCCTGATCAAGCGTGGAATGGCCATGGCTTGGTTCATAATGGATTCCAAGAAGAATTAAATAAGATCTGGGACAAGGTTCTAGATGCTCTTAAAATACAAGGCGATAGAGAGTTACACATTACTGGTCATTCTCTTGGTGGTGCTATGGCTACACTAGCGACCTCTCGTCTTAGAGAAAAGACTCGTTGCCTATACACTTATGGATCTCCAAGAGTGGGCACTCGTCGTTTTGTTAAATCAATCAATGTTCCGCATTATCGTCATGTAAATAATAACGATATCGTAACTAAAGTACCCTTTGCTATTATGGGTTACAAGCATCATGGTCACTTACGTTATATTAATCACTATGGCGAGATACGTCATATGACTGTATGGCAAAGAGTTAAAGATCAATTTAGAGGCAGGTTTGCGGCATGGCGTAACTGTAAACCATTCGATGGGGCATTTGACCACAGCTGTGAATACTACGTCAAGTACACAAGGTGTAACTGCTAATGGAATTACTAGATAAATTAACAAGTGACACATTATGGATTTATACAGCCATACTAGGTTCTTTATTCGGTGCTGCATTCCTAGCATATTTTAAAGATACTCGTGCTGGTTTATGGTGCTATGCTAAACTAGATCAATTTTTAGATTATCTGGTAGATAAATATGAACTTTCTTGGTTTGAACAACCAACAGATGCATGGCGTAAAAAATACCCATATGTTACTAAAAAGATTGATGAGTTAGAAAATAGAATTAAACAATTGGAGAGAAAATAATGGCAAAGGCAAAGGGAACTATATCTGCTCTTGTTCCTACAATTAAAGGTACAAGCATTGGCAGACGACCAAACACTTCTTCTATGAACAAAGCAAAGAAGCGTTCATTCAAGAAATATAGAGGGCAGGGCAAGTAATGGCTGAGTTTGAATTTGGTGGTATGACGTTTAAGGGTGGTAAGATATTTGTTCTTATGACTGCCCTTTCTACTCTTGGGGGTGCTTCTTGGGCTGGCTTCGAGTTCTATAAAGATTACATGGACATGAAAGAGATTGTTCAGAATATCGATGTAGATGCTATCCGTCAGGAGAGAGAATTACTACAGCAAGAGTTAAAGGGTGCTTTGAGTAAGGTTGACGATGCTATTGAGTACACACGTGACATTAAGACTGGCTTAAGAGAAGATATCTTAGGTATCGAGAAACAAGCAGATCGTGTAGAGGATATGGTAAGGGAAACAGAAGACGAAGTTCGTGCTACTATTCAGAGCGCAGAAGAACGCTTCGACCAAAAGCGTGATGCCCTGCAATCTGATTATGATCGCAAGGCATCAGCACTCCGTGATAACACGGAACAAAAACTTAAAGACTTAGAAGATAGGTTATCCAGTAGATTACAATTAGCACTGGACAACCCATTATCTAATTAAGATCCGTAGTAAGCATCTGTTTTAAATGATACGAACTTATCCTTACGGAAAGATCTCCATCCATTTGCTTCAAGGTCGAATACTGTTACAACGTTCTC